GATGTGCTTAAGTCATAGATAGGCTGTGTTAACCAAGTTCTAGACTGATGTACATCTGCACGATAGATAGATTCTTCACCTGCTGTGTTGACGATATCTAAGTAGATTTCTTCGTCAGGAGTTGAGTGAGGAATCATAGAAGTAATGATCACAACGTCACCTGGTATTACTTCAGTCAAGATGCTAACTTCGTTGTCTTCACGCATTCTTAACTTGCTGTTAGGTACTCTGTAGCCATTTACTGTTACCCAAAGTCTTTCAACATTTGTTTGCTCCCATTGAGTCACATTCATGATGCCTGAATCGTTAGTTAGCGATACCGCAGTAGTAGCGTCCCGAGTCAAGCCGATAGTGAATTCAGTATTACTGATAACCTGCTTGACATAATAAGTCACGCCCTGTTCGATACCACCTAATAGTGTTGCTCCTGCTTCTTGACCTTGTTGCGTAAAGATCACAGGTGTATTTGCTACTAGATCAGCCGTGCTGTTTACTGTTATATAGTTAGTACTTGTTGCAGTAGCAGATGCAGTCGTAGTTGTGATAAAGAACGTGCCTTGTCTCCAAGTATATCCGCCTGACACCCATTCAGTTACACCAACTACTGGATAGTTAACTGCTGATACAGCAGGGTCCCAAGGTTGTGTATAAATATCGAATCTATATTGGTCAATAACTTTAACATAGTAGTTGTTGCCGTTAAGTTCGCTTGCTCCAACACATCCGTCGATAGCCGCTAACTGATCGTCTGCATATGCATGCGGCACACTAGTTGTGATTCTAGCCGTATCATTGCCGCCTACGATTGTGATTAAGTTACCAGAAGCATTTGTAACAGTAACTTGTGTTCCGGTAGCATCTTTCAGTGTCGCAGTAGTGCTGTCAATAACAGACTCGACAAAGTATACAGTTCCGGGTACTAAGTTACCGAATCCAGTTCCTTTTAAGATTACAGTTTGATCTACGATGAATCCAGTTGTGCTGTTGAAAGTAATTTCGTTGCCAGTGCTTGATGTAGCAGTTGCTCTAGTCTCTGCTAGTGGATTGTTAATTTCTGTCAAGATATTACTAATCGGTGCAACAGTAATAGCATTTGATGTACCTGTCATAGAACCTGTATCATCTGTTACCGTTACTGGAGTACCACCAGGAGTTGTTGAGATTGTAAAGACTGTTGAGTTAATAATCTGAAGTACATAGTAAGTGAACCCACCAGTCAAACCACCTAATGCAGGTGATGAGAATACGATAGGCTCATCAACTACTAGGGTTGATGTGTCTGTGCATACTAAGTAATCATATAATTCGTCAAGGGCGCTGATTACGGTATCTGCTTCACCATCACCGGATCCTGCATCAACTGCTGTAAATATGTCACCTACATTATATGTGATACCTGAAGTACCTGCTACCACGTTCCAATCTGTAGTTGTTCCTAGATCGCTGATCTGATATACTACATCTGGTACGAATGATCCTGCTACTACTGTTTCAGAAGTATAAGGAGTCTCGGCACTTGTAGCATCGTAATCACCTGCATCATATGGTACTTCAGAGTGTACTGTATCTGTTACTGTGATAGCGGTGAATGCGCCACCTGAGATACCAGATATACCATATTGCGATGTAAAATATTGTCTTTCTGTGTTGTTATAAGTTAATACAGAAATCTTTGCTCCATTCGCAGGTGGTGAATTGAACAAGATCGTATTCGATCCTGAGTTTATTGTATATCTAGAAATTGTTTGACGCAAGCCATCAATCTCTACGATTGCATGTGTTGGGTTGTCATCACCACAGAAGTTTGGTAGTGTGAATGATGATGTTGACCCGTCACCTGTGAATTCTGCAATCTCAGGTAAAGTATAACCATATTGTGTGCCAGCAGTCTCACCAAATAATGAGAATACAAAGTAATCATCTTCATTGTTGTATGAGCCGGGCGCCGCTAACACAAGTTTTGCTTGCTGACCGTTTGGCTGAATACCGATAGCATAGTCGTTAGTAACATAACTAGAGATACCTGATGCGTCACTTAGTGTTAATGTTGGTCCACCAAGTGTCTCAGAGATAGTAAACTCGTTGCCATCTACAATAGAATTGATATAGTAGTATTGGTTAGGAGTAATATCGCTACCAAACATATTTGCGGCAAAGATTATTCTGCTTCCAACAATCAAGCCAGCAGTTGTACCAGTTGTAATAGCATTGTTACTTGCTTTTGTTCTGCTAATAGTGTTTGTTTTACCTAATACTAACCGTTGACCGTTATGATTTACAACAGGATCTGTCCAAACAGTGCCAGTACCTGTTTGAATATTACAAATCATTGAACCTGTTGCAGTTGTCAATGCTTTAGTAGGACCTGCTAGACCTGTTAAAGTATTATAAGTCTCAGATACAGTGATAGAGTTTGTTGCTGTAGAGATAGTTTTCACATAATAAGTTGTTTCGTCTGCGATACCACCAAACACAACACCTTGGAATGTGATTGGATCATTAGCAACAAAGTTACTTACGTCTACAAATGTGATAGTATCACCGTTAGCATCTGTAGCAATCGCTTCTACTTCGATAGAATGTGAACCTGTTCTGATAACACCTGAACCTTGGAAGATAGATGCACTATAGTTACAGTTCAAGTAGATATCATCAAACCCTGTTTCTTCCATCTCTCTGATTGGGTAAGTATCGCTACATGCTTTGACTAATTGATTGCCGTTACCAACTTCGTACACATCGATTCTCAATGCTTGCATTGGTGAGAACTGTAGTGGACTATCCAGCGTGATTATCTTATTAGGCCAATCTACTGTGTATTCAGAAGTTGCTAGACCTGTACCCAACTCAGTTGCCGGATCGATAACTTGTAAACTTATTTGCGCAGGATGCTGTAAGATTTCTTCGAAACTGTATACAGTCTGGAATTCTTCTTGAGGATACAGTACCACAGACGCTACGTTGTATCCAGTATGTGAATATTGTGTAACGTCCCAGTTAGTTCCTGGACGTGTTGTTACAGTCATAGTCAAGTTGTCTTTGATCAAACCAGGAACTAGTTCTTCTGGACCGTAACCGTATGGGAACTCAGCGCCTTGTACGTCATAGATTGGCTGTTGTACAGTAAAGAAGGATGAAGATGTCCAAGTAATACCATCATCATCTGATTGAATGATAGTATTGTCGTCCCCAACAACTACCCAAAGCGATTCATCTTGATTGAACGTGATACCGCGTAATGTTTTCACAGTCCCTGAGGTCTGTTGCGTCCAATTCACTCTATCAGATGAAGTTTGGATCTGTCCATCTTCACCCACTGCCATCCAGATGCTGTTAGCATACTTGATATCTAACAATGTATGTTGTAATGTAGGATCTTTATGATACAATCTTGCTTGTAAAGGAATCGTATCAGCAGTTAGTGTTACCAGTGATGACAATCCTGCATCAGTGTACAGTTTAACCTGTGTTGAACTGATGACATCGACATAATAAGTGTCACCTGCTGTCAAACCAGCAAATGAATCTGTTACTGATACGCTAGCACCTGATGCAAAACCTTCAGTTGAGATCACGTTTAAGATATCTAATGGTTCGTTAACTGATACACAACCAACTTCACGCAATCCTACCCAGTTACCGCCGTTGTTTGACTGATAGATGATACCATTTTCACCAACTGCTAGCATGTAAGTGCCATCAGACTCAATACCATAGAAACCTAGTGGGGTAGCTGATGGGCCGTCTTGCCAGAATTGACCCTCGTCATCAAAAGAGTACGCAACAATGTTAGTATCTACTAACTCAGTTACGCCTGATGAGTATTCGTAACGCTTACCTTTACCTACTGCTACGAAACCAGTGTAACCTGAAGTCACGCAATATTTGACACCGTATAGAGTTACGTCAAATACTGGATCATATGCTTTTCTTTCTGTCCATACATAAGTGTCTGAACTTTGTACGATTCCACGACCTGCGGCTACAAAGAATCCATTGCCATAATCTACGCTTCTTAGCGAGATGGCTGCGATAGAAAGTGCAGTTGAGTCATATGGATTTGTGTCGTATGGCAGCGCATCATATGGTGTGAACCAACCGTTAGTAGTCCAAGTAACACCATCGTTGCTTCTAAACAATGGAGTCGCAGTGTTTGTTGATGTCATCACATACAAGCCGTTACCTTCAACGATGTCTGTTACGTTGATAGGTGCGTTTGAAACTTTATTGATGCTCCAAGATTGACCTGTGGCACTTCTGATCACACCTGAGTAATTTTCTAAGTTAGCAGGGCTTAAGAAATACTGATCATTCCAAAGAATAGATGTGATAGAAACACCTGTTGGATAGAATGGCTGATCTTGTAACTCAGTATCTAATGTAAACTGATCTTCTGGTGCGAACGCATTACCGTAGTAGACTGAGTTTGGATAGATGATACCTTCAAACAATTGTGTCAAGTCGAAACCAGGCATGTTAGCAGTTGGTTGATAGTAACCCTCTACTCTATCTAATGCGTTTAGTACACGATCACCTGAGTCTAATTCTTCCCATTTACCTAATACGAATTCTGTATCGTTGTTAGAAATGATACAACGATAAACTCTATTCAAGTATTTGACGATTGACTGTGTAAAGTAGAAGGGTTCTGGTAAGAACGCAAAGCTACCTGCTTTACTTATAGTCAAGTTAGTTAGTGCAAGTGTAGTTACTACGTTGACTGCACTGCCGTTAGGCGTATCTGATACTTGAATCTCGTTAGTGATTGTATCGATATCAATGATATAGTAAGTTTCACCGATCTCTACATCGATAGAGTTATTAGGTAGTGTTCCCATGAACACGATAGCATCGTTATCGTTGAAGCCTGCAACGCTATCTAATGTGATAGTATCAGTTCCTGATGTACAATCTGTTACGTTTGCTGTTGTGAAGCCGTTGAATGGGAAGTCGATGCCTGATACTGGCACTGTCATTCTAGGATCACTGTAAACTTCAACGGTGTCCGGTGTACGAACTTTGAAGTAGTATTGATATACTGTATCTTCTGGATCACCTTCAATAATTAAACTTGTAATTGCACCGTTGCTGTCGATAGTATTGACAACCAATGTAACGTCATTAGCAGGTGATGTGCCACCTACTTCATTTCCTGAAATAGTAATAGTGTTAGTTACTGCATAACCTGATCCAGCATTGCTAATGACTGCTCTATATCCACCTAAGATAAATCCAATGTCAAACTCTGCTGTTGTCTGAGGAGTTTGAGTCATAGTCATTGCAGTATTTGTATCGGTTAACGTTACAGCAGAGCCACCTGGTGTAGTAGAAACTTTGATGAACGGGTTACCTGTACCAGTCATCGGACCGTTGTCGGTTGTTAATGAAACAACACTTCCGCCTGCTACATCAGTGATAGTAAATTGAGTTGCACTATCTATAGTTTTGATATAGTATTCTGTACCGATTACGATTCCACCTAAACCTACACCTGAGAAGATGATAGGCATGTTCACCCAAAGTGATGAAGTATCTAAACAAGTAATTAAATCACCTGTAGAAGATGTGCCAGAGCAATCTACTTCGATAAACGTTGATTGATCATCAGGATCAGAGAATTCTATTACGTAATAAACTGTACCAGAAGTGATACCGCCTTGTGTTGTGTTAAAGACTACTGGCATATTTACATAGAAGTTGTAAGTGCCCTTGTCTTGCATACTCAATGCGATTCTGTTATCAGTACCTTCGATAGCATCGCCTGCAATAGTTGCATAAGCAGTACGAACTAATGCATCAGTCAACACACCTGAATTGATGTCAGTATAGAATGCAGATGTGTCATACAGTGAGAACAACTGTCCGTTGATCTGTCCTGGTGATACTGGTAATGACACGTTCATTGCCATAGTGCCGGTAGCATTAGTTAAATCTAATGTATCTTTCTGGTTAGTTAATAGTGCAGAACCAGTTGTTACATCTGTTAGTGTAACTGGTACATTGTTTACTTGAGTAGAAATTTTTAGTTCGGTCAACGAAACGATTTCGTTTACATAATACAACGCACCTGAATCGATTCCACCATAACTATTGATTGGGTTACTTGATCCATCTACCATAGTGTTAAAGATGATCGGATCATTGACACTAAATCCAGTAGTATCATCTACTGTAACAATATTAGTACCTGAAGTTGTAGCACTTACTGTTGCTGTTAATGGATCAGGCTCGGCAGAGATCGTAACATTCTCAGAATCTACTACAGTAGTTACATAATAAACATCATTTTCAATGATACCGCCAAATACATCACCTGTAAAGAACAGAGGAATACCAATATAGAATCCATCTGTACCACCTGTACCTATTACGGACTGTGGAATAGTTATTGTATTAATATCTTTTGTAGTTGTGGTCGCTGTGATAATACCTGGATAGTTTAATGTTAATACCGCAGTATCTACTACTTCACCAACTAAGCATGACATTCCTGCTGATGTTGCAGTAGCATTTGACAACGCAAACGTGCTACCACCTGCTGTCTCAGAAATAGTAAAGTCAGTTATGTTTACAATACTGTCTACGTAATATACTTGATCTGCTACTATGCCACCAATCACTGCACCGGTAAATTTGATTGGCATACCTACGTAGAAACCGATAGTAGAACCAGATGAGTTTAATTCTCCAGTGCTTTCATCGTAAGGATTCAATCTTACAACATCGTTCGCCGCAACTGTTTCGGAAACTCTACGAACAAACGATGACCAAGTGACTTGATGATCATTTTCTACTTGACTGATCTCAAATACTACGCCTTGTGCTGAAGCAAGAATACTGTCGATCGGGGGCTGTGTAGATTCTAATCCAATTGAAGATGATGCAACCTTTTCGCTATTGAAATATGATCCTGCAAAGAATGAACCATAGAACACTCCTGCTTCCCAATCAGTAACTTGTGAATTGAATGTAGTTCTGTCAAATCTAATCGTAGTGTTGTTTTCACGTACGGGATAAGAGCTAGAAATTGCTGTTGCTCTCGCACCAACATTTAGCACAAAGTTACCATCTGTAGTACCAGCAGTGAATTCGATTCTGTTTACTTGTCTAACCGCATCTCTATAGCTTGGGTATAGAGCGATGATAGATGTAGGTACTGTCTCTAATACGTTTACGTAATACCAATTACCGTCAACAAGTCTATTGATTGTTGCTCCCGTTGGATCTGATTGATATCTAACTATATCACCTGTTGATAAGTTAGGAGCAAACAGTTTGATAGTATGCAATGTAGAATTGATCTCTGCATTAGTAAAGAAGATTTGTTGTGCAGGATCGATAATGATCTCTGGAAGAACTGCATAACCTTCACCTGGATCGATTACTCTAACTGACACAACACTGTCTACGCTCATTACTGCTTCTAGTTGTGCTTCTACTCTAGGTTCTGGGTAGATAAAAGTATCGATATATGCTGTTACTTTCGGAGGCTCTGTATAACCTGTACCACCGTCTAATAGTAATACAGCAGGTAGATCGATATAAACATCGTCACCAGGAATATGTGTTACTGGAGTAGTACCGTTGATACCTCTTTGCAAACCACCTAATACGTTGAGCGCACGATCAACAAATGCGTAACTGATTTGCTCGTCACCAATGGTGATCGTTCCATTGATTGGGAAACCTTGAGCGTTGTCTACTATCAAGAACGTAGAACCGATCGTAATGTAGCTGGCTAAAGTTGTTATCTGATAATTATCTTGACCAGTGATAGTTACGCCGTAGTTATTAAACCAATTACTATAATCAGGTGTAGACCAAATTGGACTTGTTACTGAGAATTCTGAGGTAGTGTCCACCCCTGTATACACAAGTTCAGGTGTTACATATTGCTGTATCGCAGTGTTGTATTGTGCAGGCAAGTCAAAGTCTGTAACGTCACCCGTATAAACGTCACTACCTGTGTACTTGAATAAGAAATCTTTGATTACCACGTGATAAGGCTTGACTTCATTCAGATAACCTTCTAAGAAATCTTGATTGTCTGATTGGAAATTCTCGATTGGTAAAAGTTCTCTAATTGTGTGAGCCACGTCAATCAATGAAGTCTTGTTCAACCACGGTAAGTAATTTTGTGACTCGTCTGTCTCACTTTCGATATATTGGAACAGGATGATCAGTGACTTGTTTCTATACTCAACTAATTCATCGATGTAAATCTGCTCGTTCAATGCTCTTATGATCCATCGTGTTTCTTCACTTGGATATTCATCGAAAGGACTTGTGTCAAAGAAGTTATCGCCGAAACCAATCTTGCCTTCAGCATAATCCCAAAGATAAGTCTTAAATTTAATAGTACCGTTTTCTAGGCCAACACGTGTCCAAACACCTGCACCATCAAAACGATACATCTCCCACTTACCGTCACCGTTTTCAGTTACTTTTACTAGAGTGTTTAAAGCAACATTAAGTTTTGCTAAGTCAGCGTAAACAGGGACGTTTAACGATGCTTTAGTGTTATTGTTATACTGATTTTCAGGATTGTTAGTTGGCAACCACCAGTTTACATATTCCCAATAATCAGGAGTATTGTAGAACTCCCCGGTTGCAAACAAGTAAGTTGCTTCTCGTCTTGTTTCAGCAATCGGGAACTGGGCTAAAATATCATTAGCGTACTGTAAGAAATTTTTAAGACCAGTCAATCTATCAAAGAAGAAACTTTGTCTTGGTCTTGCTAACACGCCTGACTGCACTGCTTTTGGTAAGAACGGATTAGGTACTACAGCACCTGCTTCGTCAACACCTGCAAGACTGTCTAGCATTCTATCATACAAACCTTCTGGTCTGTTGTTTTGTGTTTGGGGACCTAGTTTAGGTAATCCAGGTAAGAAGTCATCTGGATAATCTGTTCTGATCAGACTAAACTCTTGGTGAGGTACATCATCACTTTGTCCTGTACCAAATCCTACGTGGAACACGCTATCATTTGCGTTGATATAAGAACCTGCGTTATATAGAGCAAAAGTGTTTGGCAGTAGTGGCGCAAAGTATGCGATACCTGATTGTCTTGGATTTCTGATATAGATTTGTAAATTGATATCAGAAATAGTTTTACCGATCTTTGTATTGATAGTATCAGTATTACGAACCCAGAATGAGTACAGAGGTACTGAGACGTTAGATGCGTTAAGTGTGCTTTCTACTGAGAACTGTGTAGTGCTTCTAACTGTTCCAGGGCCTGCGTACTGACCGGGAGGTACATTACTTGTTACCCAAGTATATACCGCTACGTCAGAACCTGGAAATACTCTACCCCAGAACTTACTGTTGTACACTACATCATTCTGATGATAGTTTAACCAGCGAACATTAGAAGTATCAAACCATAGTCTACCTTCGTTTCTGCTACCCCATACCTTACCTGATACTGTTCTGTTTCTGTCTGCATTATAACGTGCAGGATCTATGTTGTCAACATAATCTATATTTTGTCTAATGACCCCTAGCATTTTGTTTTGCATAGGATCTAAGTAATCTAAATTGATTAATGTCTGATTAGTTTCTGCGCTGTATATCTGTGAGTTCTGAATCTTTTCGATGTCAACAACCGGAGCACTTTCTCTATATACAGCCCAGTCTTTTACACCTGTCTGATTTCTGTATACATTAATCTGACCCGCTACATCAGCAAATGACAAATCTGGTGTACCGATCACTACTTGATTGTTTCTAAAATCTAGTGCAGTTCCGTACATTGGCTGGAAGCCATAGTTGTTGTCAAGTGAGTTACATGATTGTGCGTAAATAAACTTACCGGGATCAGCAATACTACCATTGTAGTTTGCTAGATAATCATACATGTATACTGCCCCAGCATTTGGATATTGGTCTACAAATCTGGTTGCGTTTTGATCGAATACCGTGTCGTTATCTAAGTTTTCGTCATCCGTAAAATCAAAGGTCGTGCCTGCAAATCTTGTACCTGCAGGAGCTGAGATAACAACGCTGTCGAATTCATTAAACTTGATAGTATTACCAAACAGTGTTCTTGTTTGAGCATGAGGAGCAGTCAATACCTGCGTATTAGTATAAACTTCAATACCAAGGTCAGTAAATGTAGCAGTCTCTGGTGACTGTAATAATAATCTTTCATTGACAAGACTCAAATTCTTATCAATAACAGAGATGATTAGCTTGTTATCCGTAGCTGTTGCTTGAACATTAGTGATACCTATGCCGTTAATCTGACTTGCTACTGTTGCGGCATTACTACCATTAGCTAATGGAACTAAGAAACCGTTTATTAATAGCTTTCTATTAGCAGTCAATAAACATTCATTGGCGCCGATGATTGTGCCATACTTGGCACCGCCATTTGTAAATCTATAGACTGCACCGTCTTCTTGAAAGTTACCATCAACTACGATCTCGCCGGGTGCTCCAAACAAGATTTCATTAGCAGAAGATATCATGTCATTATCATAACCCAACTGCACCCCTACTCTATCTGTAGAGTTAGATACAACGGTTTGTAATAACTGGAATTCGTTACTACTGATAGTAACAATATCACCTGCACGTACAGTTGTGTAATATCTTAACTGTGATCCAACATAAGCGTAATTGTCATCGTCTACTGGAGTACCATTTACTGATACTAGTAGAGGTTCTGACTGAACGTAAGCAGTGATAGTAATACTAGGATCATCTGTTAGTGCCAGCACAGTAGTTGATGAACGTGATAATTTCAATGAGAAAGTGCTACCAACGATATCTTCGATATAGTATACTTGGTACGGAGAGATACCGCTGTCACCAAAATCACTTCCATCAAATACTACAGGATCGTTAACATTCATACCTGTAGTAGATGCTACCGTGATGTAGTTTGAAGACACCGCAGTTGCATTACTTGTAGTAGCAGTTGGAGTAAATGCTAACTCAAGCGGCTGATACAAATCTGGAATGCTTGTGTACTGAACTTCTACGTTTTGTACTAAACGAGAGTAAATCCATCCTTTACCGTAATTTGTTAATCCACCGGGGCCTGTAAAATTAGGCGCACCAATAGCGATAGTATCACCATTGTAATCCGTTGATACTGAGAAACCAAAGTTGTCTGCTAATATAGCTCCGTCTGCTGAACCGTCGATCACATAAGGTGTAGTGTTGTATGTTATTTGATCTGCGCTACCTGTACCTGTACCTGGTCCTGTAGCAACAAAGATGATACCAACTTTATTGTCTACTGCACCGATCAATTTAAAATCTGTTGTTCCAACTTCGGTGATCTGATAAGTTTGACCTGTTACAAAGTAGCCGGCGTTGAGAGGAATTCTTTCTCTACGATATGCAAGAACTCTTACGTTTGCAGGGTCACTAGCATAGATCCAATTTTGATCTTTAGAAATCGCAATGTCTGTTCCTACGCCTGATGCAACACTGATAGCAGGTTGATAGTCAATGATATCATCTGTTAAGATAGTATCATTTAATGTATAAATGTGTAGCTTAGGTGTGCCTGTTGGCTCAGAGATAACAAACAAGTTTCCTGAGTATGCGATCTTGCTACCAAAAGAAGGACCTGAAGTTAATAAACTTCCTGTATCTTCTTCATAGTTTTGTGTAACTGGGTTGAACCCGTAACGATATACTTTACCAGCATCAGCGTCACCAATCAGATAACCCATACGATCTGTGTATGCAACTGCGCTACCAAATGATTGTCCGTCTACTCTATCAAGTTCTTTTAGTTGCTGATAGTTAATAGATTTTCTATAAACAGTCCAACCGCCGTTAGAGCCTTCATCAACCCAAACAGTGTTTTTTACAAATTCTGCTTCGTTAAGGTCGAGAGTTTCGATCTCAGAGGGTTTAGCAACACGCTGATCGATAAACGTCAACCCTAGACCACTGCCATCAAGAGAGAATGTTCTTTCTGTTGTTATATTAATACTAACTTCAGTGATGCTATTGACTCTAGTGACAACGTAATATCCATTGATCTCGTTGTCAACTTGAATCAATGAGATTGGATCTAACTTTTTAAGACCGTGTGGCTTATCGAATGTGATAACTGTTTCGGAACCAGACGGTGTAGCCCCTATGACTCTGGCTACAGGTTTCCAAGTATACACTCTCCAGCGTTCTTTAAAGTTTGCTAACCAGACATAATCTCTTACATAAAATGCTGAGATAGGAATGCGTATTGCATTATTGTTGATCGCATTCGCTAGACCTGAATAGAAATAAGATGCCATCTTGACATCATCATAATTAACGTAACCTGCTGTTGGGTACAACTTAGTAGTAGGTTCGCTGTCGGTAGTCATCAGTACATTAGGATCACTGATGGGTCTAGCATAGTTGAATAAACCGTATGTTGGAACTTCTTGCTGTGCGCCCGGAGTTGGAGTGCCGTTAGTTAAACTAACAATAGCTGGGTTGCCTGTCAACAGTGCTTCATTGATTCTAAAATCAACAAAGTTGCCATTTAATGTACCACCAAACTGACCAGACAAGATAGCCCAGTTTTCGTATACGTCATAATCGATGCCGCCTTGCGGTAAGTTAGCACCTTTGAACGCAGATACAGCATTCGGTGTACCTTTGTTTTTAATCATGTTTTTGTAAACGTTTACTTGAGTAATGTCAGTTAAGTCTACTAGTGCTAAGTAATCTCTTGGTCTATAACCAATCAATGAGAATGATAACTGATCAGCATCTTTTTCTAAGTTTGCTACATTGTCATTGTAATATAGAGTCTGTTCATAGCATCGTGTTGATGAGTTGGGTAGCAAGCCTTTTTGAATTTCATCGTAATCAGTTACAACCCAATCAAGTTCTCTGAACGTAGCACTTGGTTCGATAACTTTTATAGCAGTCCAGTACTTGTTCTTGTAAGTAACAATCATACCTTTTGTATATTTTGTACCAACGTTCCACTCTTGAATATTATCTTGATTTAAGATAAATCCTGAAGCAAATACAGTACCGTTCCACTCTGCTGTTTTTGTACCACGTAAGAAAATTCTGTTTTGACGCAATCCTGTGATCAAGTTATAAATGATATCATTGAACAACGTAGTATTATCAAATACTACACCATGCTCAAAGTTACTCAAATTGAATTGAGTATAAGCCATAGTATCGCCGCTGTTTAGAGTTTTAACATTAAATTCTGTATCTAAACGAGAGATTGCTAAATCCCCTAAAGCGATAGGATATAAGTTTTGGTTCAAAATAAAATTGTTTTGCTGAATTGTTAACGGCTGGACGATCTCGCTTTCTTTGAACACTTTCAAATTCTGTGCCGCTGGGTTTAGAGTCAAGATAGCACCATTTTCCCATCCTGTTTGTGCCCAGAATAAGAATTCTTTTACCATTACTTCCCAGTTGATTTCCATACCGTATTCGATATTATCGAACACCATACCTTTACGTTCTAACCAATGTCCGTAGCCCATCAAGAATGTTGCTACTTCTAATGTAGAATAGAACTGCGTACCATATGGTATTAGGCGTTCTTCTGTTTCGGTACTTGTATAGTTCAAAGGTAGCTTGACAGAAGCATCGTCAACTGTTATAGTAGTGTTGACACCGTTATTGATTGGTGTATCTACTGTAAAATATGCTTGGCTTTGTGAGTTACCATATACTCTCCAACCATCTGCTGTAAGCTGGAGTACCACAGCCGAGAACTTGATAGTATCCATCGGCTGGTTATCATGTAATAATAATGCGTAGCTTTCGTCTGGAATTAGTAATGATGCATTGTTTGAGTTAGGTGTTCCTTTCTCAACAAAGAATTTCAAGAATGTTTTATCACTATAACCTGCTAGACGATAAATCAAACGCACATCCAGATTGTCTAGAAGTCCAGTGATTGAAGTAGTTGCATCTACCCCTTGTTGTTTTTCGAAATCAACGATCCAGTTCAGGTAACTTGTTTTTGCAGTTCCGTTACCATATACTTCGATATCATTAATAATCAAATGTGATCTATTGTTAACTAGGTATTGATTGAATTCTGTATTATATTTGTAATTGTCTAAGTCTACCGATAAGTTAAAGAATTCTGCTGGTCTAGTAAGAGCAAAAATCTTCATAAGGTCGAACGGATATGAAGAACTTCTACGGTAAGCTAGTTCAGCAGGAGCGATGTCTCCAACTTTCCATTCACGTTTAAATGTGTTAGAAGTATATTGACCTACGATTGCCTGTAGGGGCGATTTTAGATTGCCCTGTGCATCTACTGGTAAGATTTTGCTTAAGCCAGGTCTCTTTAACAGATCAACTGTGATGGGGTCTCCGTTATTCCAAATAATACCTGCCTCAATATCTCCCCACAAGATATCGTTAGTGCTAGTGTAAGGTGCGGGACCATAACGATCTTGCCACCAACTTGGTTCTTCTGCAAAACCTAGCATTTCCCAAGGTGCAATGTTTGGTTGTAAAGAACCATAGAAGAATTCAGATATGCCTCTCCAGTAACCTTGATAGATAGGCGTGTTCGTTAATTTATTTCCTGATCCTGTATAGTTATAAACAAACTCATTAGTTGAAGTATAACCTTGCTGAGTCTTGTAGTTAATTCTATTTTGACCTGCCCAGTTCAAGAAGTATGGTGAATAGATTCTTAGGTAATCTTCATTTGAATATGTACCTTCTCTAAAGAAGCCGGGTAATACTTCATAAGCATTGATAGGAACTTCAGTAGAAAGTTTTAAGTTGTTATAGATTCTTGTTTCAAATTCAAGTAATGCTTGATCTCTGAAATCAATCAAACCATACTCTGGCGAATAGTCACCGTACAGTGAAGTATAAGACCCGTCGTGTCCTCTCAACATATAAGTTGGAGTAGAATAGTTTGGATCTAGAACTACTTCAGGAACAAAACTTGGATACATGCCTAACTTAGTTGGAGTGTTAGGAACATACGATCCGTATGTTTGATTATATTCTTTAATTGTGATTATGTCATTTGGTTGTAGACCGACTGTTACACTTAGTGAGGGTGAGGTTGTTGATACAACATAATCTCTATCTTTTACTAATTGAGTTGTAACTTGAACTCCGGCGACAACACGGGTAAGATAAACTAATACACCTGTATAATTTGCAGTATCAAAATTGTATATTTGTGTTAACGGATATACAGATTCTTGGAGCGCATTAGCAAACGTATATGAATTTGATCTATATGGCGCCTGTGAAGGTAACATATCGCTCCAGAAGAATGATTCTCCTTCTGTTTTATTAGCACTAATCTGTTCTAATGCTGTATCTAGGATATAAGAAGCACTAAAACGTTGTTCCCAATCAATGTTATTAACAGTGTTAACTAGTATTTGTTTGAATTGAACATATTGATGACTGTTATATTGTAAAGCATCAAAAATGTTATGCTCGGACTTACGTAAAAATACGCCGGGCAGTACTAGTGACGCAGAGTTTTGAATAATCTTTGTACCGTAAGGAACAAGATTACCTAAATCTCTAAAGTTGTTTGAGCCAAAAATAGTACCCGTGATATCAGGAGTATTAACAAAAATGTTTTGATACTGTGATCTGATATCACCGATATTAACTTGTGTCAAGTCTTCATTAAATGGGTTGTTATTTAAGTTGATAGGAATATCATAATAAGCAGTCTTGCTTACTTGGTTACTTAATAACAAGATTTGAATGGGTTGATCACCTACAGGCGATGCTTCATCACTTAATGTTACAACTGTTGAATTAGCAGTTGAAGTTACTGTATACTGTGAAGGTAATACGAATTGATTGTTAACGTATACTTGAATTCTTGGCCATGATGCGCTTTCTGATTCAGGAATAACCGCAACATCACACGTAAATTGAGGTACGGTCGCTTCTTGATATTCTAGTTCAAACACTTGGTATTGTACTGAAGGGGCAACTGCTGTTTGCCACCCCAATTCACGTGTGAATTCTGTTCGGTCACTATAATTATAAACATAACCAGTATTGACATTTTGTGTGATAGGATCGGTGCCGGTTACGTATGAGAACGTGTCTTTGTTTAGTGATACGTCAAAACTTAAGTCACCGACGTTATCGATATTTGAATAACGTACAGGGAAACCTAAGATAGGATCGTTTGTGCCTGATCCAATTCCGTAAGCAAACAATTTGTTACCGGTAAATGACGTACCGGAATAGTATTCTGCATCGCCGAATGAGATTCCGTTCTCATCGAACACATCAAATAATGGAGCTTGGTTTACTGTAAGTTTTTGCTGACCCTCGTTCCACTCAGTTCCATCAAACCAGAAAGTTGAACCCTGATAATTATAACCACGCAGTGCAACAGTTTGATCGTTCTCTTCCACTAATGCATCTTCTGCCGGAGTCAACGTAATGATTGGAGTAGAACCAAACGTGAATGATGAGAAACCTACTACCCAGATTTTATTTCTTACGTCTGGATTTGTATCTTGTGTGAATACGATTCTAGCACCTTGGAATAGCGCATAATTGTTTACAGTAGTATCGCTACCTACAATTGAAGAATTAGTAGTTGCAGAGAAAGTAGCAGGATCTTGCCAGCTTACAGTTAAAATAGTATTTGTGCCTGAAACATCAATGCTGTCGATCTGTGTGTTTCTAGGTAATACGTTAGTAGAGTCTGTGATATACATTCCTACTTGGAATGTTGTAAAGATTCCGCTAGTAGGAATAGTAATAGTTGTAGTAGTCGCACTTGACGCACTAGCAATAACACCGGTATAAGTTGTATAAGTTTCGATATCAGGATAGTACTGCTGTTGATTTGCAACACGTGTGAATGCATTTGTAGTGCGTGTGTCGATAAAATCTACAGGTGCTTTGGCTGCTGATCCTGAATCAAATAGTTTTAAGTTAGGATAAAACTCAATGATAGGACGCTTTGCTTTGTTTCTGCCAGTAGCGTAAGTTGTAGTGATCGTAGGATCTTCGTTATACTGTGCAGTTGCATTGATAACATCAATGTGGAACCATCTGTTTGAACGAGACCATGCGTTATTATTGATAGAGTTTCTAGCAATAGTGATATAATCTGGTTCTACAGGAATAAACAACTCTTGATCAAAACGTCCAATATCGTAAGGTAATGAATCGTAGGGAATGTATGTAGAACCAGTGAAGTCTTCTGGACACACTAAGTCCCTAGCTGGAATTAGTTCGATACTAGTACCAACACCTTCTACGTAATATTCACCTTCTAAGTAACTTGATGGGACAACATCACCGTCAAATTGAACTTTTAATCCGTTAGTAAATTCTACACCGTTAGTAGAGGTAAAGTTTTGTTTACCTAAAATATCTTCTTCGACATTAAGCGTATTTGTTAGGTTGCTTTCGATTAATCTTATGACACCAACTTTGTTTGGATTAGTACCGTCTTGATAATATAAAGTGTCAAGTAGTGAAGACAGATAAGGAATCTCTAGAATCTGACCTAAAGTATTTCTGTAAAACTCTAAACCAACAAACTGTGAACCGTAAACTACCGTGATTTTTTCTTCTGTTGGAATATTTCCTGCGGGTAATAAACGGATAGTAGGGTCTGCTGAATCACCAACATAACTGATAGAATAAAAGTTTTCGTTTACTACAGTATAGAAACCCTCTTCAAATAAACCTTCGTTGACGTTTGCTACCATAGTACCGGTGTCAGCAGTTAACACCTTAGTAGAACCAGCAACAGTATCACTAATAGTAAATGTTGTTGGAGAGATAATATCTTTTACATAATAGATAGTATCAACGTCTAGACCACCTAACAGTGGTAAACCGTCGGGTTGAGTAAATGTTACTGTTTGATTTTCTACTAAGGCACTAGTATCTCCTGAAGCTAATACTAAAGTAGATGTTGTAGTCTGATTAATGGACAAAGTAACTGGTGCGACAATAACCGGAGTTTCTAAGTTTTCATCGTAATCTGCTTCATCATAATATGCAGAAACGAACCCGATCTCGTTAGCATCTGCGGTGTTGTAGAACATCACTGTTAAACCTTCAAGTGATGTGACACCGTCGATATTTCCTAACTCTGATAATGTTTTACCGTTGATCTCAGAAAATAGTTTAGTGCTGATTAAATCAACTGTATTGTTTCCTGGAAAAATAAAATCATCTTGTGCGTTTCTGTTAGGAACTGTGAACGTGACAAATCCCTGGTTAGCACCGTTATTAGAAACACCTAAGATATCTCTTGTGTTTTTATTACCATCTAATCCTGTGACCCCAGGAACACCTTGAATCCAAAATTGTGTTTCTTGGTTTACTGCAAATCGATATGTGCCGCCTCGTAACAATGTAATTGTAGGATTGAGAGAACCTGATGCCGCACCTAATGCTCTAATGTTATAAGCATTTGCTGTATCTGTTACAACATAATCTGTTTCATTAAAGACTGTAGCAGATGCTACGGTAACAGCAGGAGGCCCGTCAGGCAACCAGTAGTACTGATTGTAGTTAATTAACTTGTCTAAGTTACTGAACGAATCCCATGAATAAAACTGACTAGTAAACAACTTAGAGTTGTCTGTAGTCACTCCACCTTTTAGTTTGAGAGCATCAATAATACCTGGGTATGTGATGAAATCTTGCGCTGTGTTTTGATTTTCTTTTAAGAAAACAACACCCGGTGCTAATTGATAATCAGTTCTTGTCTTAGTTGGTTCGGTTACGTAGTAATCTTTAGCATTGATTCCATAACCAAGTTTACTACCTACATAACCTTGTAGAGTTTGATTTTTAGGAGGATTGACCAGCTGGTCAAGAGTCGCTCCTAAAAACTGAGCGTTAGTAGAAGTTTTGAATATGTCTGGTAAAAAATCTAATGTTCTAATTCTGTGGCTCATCTACTTACCTTTAAGACTGTAGAGTCGTAGGAGTTAATGCTGGTACAATAACAATATTGCTGGTTGTCGCCGCATTAACAAAAATCTCATATGGTCTACATTTGATCTCATACAAATCACCAAACAATTTTTCAGGATCGTTTGAGACAAGAACAACTGAGCTAATCAAATCACCTATCTGTTCATGTAGATATGCGCTTAGTTCTGAGAAAAAGAATGTATCTCCAAAATCCCAATTATTAATACTAAAATATCTGTCCATAGCTGATAATACCGCACTTCTGATCTCGCTGTTGCTGGCGTTTGTATTGCTTGCTTTCACTACTTTGATAGTACCCTGTAGCGCAGGATCTGCTTTAGCACCAAACAACGGTTTGAACGTAACACTATTTAATATCACTGAATCCGACAACATTTTGTAGTCTTGTACTAAAGGATATGCACTGTTCAATTCATTTAATGTGGGTTGATCAGGTTCCGGAATAGTATCAGTTGTGTCAGTAATCCAGTTTCTATATGCTGTGTAATAAGACTGTGTAACTACATACAGATCAATAATGTTTGTAGTCGCTGGATCAATGCGGGTTGTATTGTTAGCATTGTGTCTATACTGGTATGACAGTCCCTGTCTACCTGGTTTGACTGAGTAGTTTACTTGCTCTACTAAATTATATAAAGGAGTTACTACTGTAGGGTCTTGCACTGATTTGTAGAATCTATTATCAGTATATGCATAGAAAAGCTGTCCAACGGGGAATTCATATTTTACTACTTCGATTTGATTCTTAGTTGCATATGTGTAAACTACTTCTTCGTTAGGAACGATTAATTCTCTAACTAAGTTTACCGGATCTGTAATAGTTTCGAAAAATACATATACCCCGATATTAGCGCCATTGTTTACATATCCAGTGATCTCGTTAAAGAAATCAGGATTTAATACTAATTGTTTATTGTTTACATCAGTAGCGGCGACTTCAACTTGGAAATCATTTACATAACCATCGCTCTCTACTGTTTGACCTAAGATATTTACTTTAGTGTCTGCGCCCAAAGCAGTACTTGTACCGAATTCAGAGTTGATACCTAAAATGTTTACGTAATCTTGAATAATTTTACCAGTAAAAGGATCGTAAACTAATTCGTCTTTGTTAAATGTAAAACGAGTGTCAGTAACACTACCAAAATAGTATGTCAATGATCTGTAAGTAACGGTGTATCTGTTATTTCCCAAACTAGTAAACTTAACAAAATAGTTAGGATCTGTAAATGTACTAATTGACCAGCGTTCTTGGTTGATCAATAAAGAGTTATTGAATACAAGTGTAAAATCTTGTTGCAATTCGATTTTGATGATACACTCTTGGATCAAGTTTGCTGATAGTGAGTTGTCAAATACCGGGATAACTTGTGCAAGAGTCACTCCGTCAGGTACATAACCATTCAATGTAACAGGACCTTGTCCGTTTGCGAAAGTTCCAGATCCGTTATTGCTACCATCACCTACTACATTTAATACAGTTGACCAGATAAAAGTAGAATCACCGATACCAGGAACGCCTGCTACTAAACGGTTATTGCTATCAAAATAGTAGCCGACTGGGGCGGTGAATTTTAATATAGCGCCTGGTGTCACATATTTTGCATTGGTTGTAGTGAATGTACCTAAAGGTGCAGGTTGCTCTAAGCTACCTGACACTGAATATAAGTACCCTGATTCGCTAGAAGATTCTACGGAACTAGTTTTCCAATATAATACAGGTTCACCTGAACCAGGATAAGAATATCTTGGATAATTTTGAATATAGTATTGTGTAGCCCTGTTTAGTGATAATACTGCTGATAAGTCCGCAGTAAAGAATTGAATGATGTCACTAGTATTTTCTACAGTAAGGGACAAGAATCCGTCAGTATCGCTTTGATACAATGCACCGTCACTACCAAATGAATTTGTGCTACTATATTTTCCGGTTGGATCTAATAAATCTAAGTTTTTAGATACACCAATAGAACTTCTGTTTACAGCCTTAGATTTAATGATAGAATTGTAAAGAGTGTACGGGAAGTTAGTGTAGTCTTCTCCGTTAACCATTCTGTTTTGTGTGTAGTAACGTGTAGGTGCTCTTTGCTTGATTGAAGCAAGTGATTCTCTGCTTTGTGCATTAGATACTGTAAGAGGTAATTGCAATCCAATAGTTAATGTTTCGTTTCTGCCCTGTCTACTAACGTATGATATAGCAACTACTACTCCGTTCATCTCTGATGGATCAATAGTATATGTCAATGCGTTACTAGAACGAACATATGCACGGAAAGTTCCTACTGGAATTTCAGAGAAGACGCCGTCACCAAAGATATATGAAACTTGGTCGTTACTACGTGATCCAACAGAAAAAATCTTTTTGGAAGAAGTTTCTGTCTGTAGATATGCATCTGCATAAACGTTTTCTACTTGTTCCCAGAGTTCTAAAGTATTATTAGTACCTCTTTGATATAACCAAGTATCAGTTTGGTTTACCCCGTCAATATCGATGTTGATAGACTGATTAGAAATAGCTTGTTGCAATGTGAAATCATAATTGTCTAGTCTACCTTGCTTAAAGTAGAACATAAAACCTGTATTTGGGCTTCCAAATCCTAGACGATCATTTCTATAAAGAATGTTTAGTCTACCGCTTGGCGCAGGTGGAATCTCATAGATATAGTCTGTGTTTACTGAAGAACCGCTTACTAATTCAAAATTCATTGACTGTCCATCTACTACAGTAGAGAACGGAGCAATGGGTAGAGTGTTGTTAGGAATTCTAATAGAATATTCACTAGTAGTAACACCTAAAATATCAGATACGTTGCCAGGACGCCCGATTCGCTGAGAATCTATCAATGTAGCATTGATCACTGTATTCATCTGATCTAACCAATTTGAGTTAGCTGGGTCATTCCACAAGATAGGAACATTACTTAGATTGACGCCATTAGAATCTACGACACCTTCTGTAGTTCTGATAGAAGTTACTTTTAGATATCCTGAAGCACACGTGTTTCTTTTTGGTGTGTAGCCAACTAACGTAGCAAGTTTGATTACTGAATCTCTACGTTCAGCAGTGTCTAAAAAGTTTTCTCTAGTGTTTAAATCATTACGAAAGGCAAGACCCTGACCCATGAAGGCCATGACATCTAACAGAGCGATGAACTCTGCTGATTCGATATAATCGTTAAAGGTCTCAGGATAGTATAGACGTAGATAGTCAATAAAACTTTTACGTAAAGTTTCATAGTCATAACTTTTAAAATCTGCTTCGCTAAACGTTTGGTATATAGCTTTCCAATCGTTTACTCCGAATAATCCTGATTGTCGTGAATTAGTGGCCATAATGATTCTCTTGTTTCATATATTTATCATTACGGAAAACCGGTTTTTTAATATTAAAGCAAGACGGCTGAATTAGTTTGCTGATCGAAAAATAGTGCGAGGTCACCGGCGTTATTAAAAGGGTTGATAGAAAGTTGCATCTCTACTAAGATACCGTTATCTCTAGGATATGCTACGACCGTATTTACATAAAGTCTAGGGTCTAATGCAGCCACTCTACGGACTTCGTTCTGTAATTGTTGTACTACGTCTATAGTGTTAGGTTCAAAAACAAAATCCCAAAGCGTTGTGCCATACGCAGGGTTACCTACTTTCTCTCCCTTACGGATGTTCAATGCGTTGATAAAGTCTTGAATTACAAGTTGTTCGTCTACAAGTCTAAACTTTTTACCATACTTGATACCACCAGAACGAATAATGCCCTGGCCTGCTTGGTTGACAGGCGGGTTGACATTGTTAGTCGTTCTAGCTTTATCAGCATTGATTGTTGAAAATCCTACGTATGTTGGCATAATGTATTTATCCTATTTTTTATCCCAGTATATACCTTCGTTTTTAACGTTGTGGTGTAAGATAAACGCTTCGTTTGTTTCACCTGCCCAGAACGCTGTGTCTCCAGCATTGATTACTGCAACAAACTTGTACCCCATGTCTTCAATAGAAACAACTTCGTCCCAGAAAGTTTCGTCATTCCTCATACATGCTACTTCTTTGTTCATAAGATCAGGAGCACTAACGAACGTTAAATCTTTAGTAAAGATGGGCGCAGTTGTAGAACACACTAATGATACACCTGTTTTAGTCACTAATCTTACGCAAGGTTGATGATCTACGTGATTGAATACTACGGTTCCTAGATAAACTTCTAAATCTTTGCTGTCTTTACCTAGAGAAATATCATGACCTTCTCGTAGTTGCCACGCTTGTTCAATAGCTCTACCATTCCAAATAGTAGTTTCTACCGCAGGTATATAGCTGTCTAAGACTACGCACCCGCCGCCACCAGGATTTGGAGTCGTTGGTGGGGGTGGAGGAGGTGGGGGTGGAGGAGGTGGAGGATTTGGTGGCGGTATCGGACCGACAACTGCTCCTATTGTGTTCTCCTCGACTGGTTCATCATCTTCATCTACTAAGTCCGGTGGAGGCGGAGGTGGGGGCGGAGCAACATATTGTTGATGGCTCTCGAATCCCGTAGTAGAAGTCAATGCATTAGAGAATCTAGTAAATGTAAACGATTCTCCGGTTAGAGGATTTAGATAATATTCTTCTCCGGCTGAAGCTGGTGCGAACACACCTGAATTACTATCAAAACTAAACTGTCCAAGACTTGATCCAGGTGTTTGAGTAGTTGCTAGTAATGCAAGAGTAGTGTCTGCTTTTGCCGCATCTTGAATCGCAGTTTCTAAGTCTTGGAATGCTTCTTTAGTCTCACTTAGTAAGGTTGCGCCGGCTGGTACTTTTTCTGTAACTGCATTAGGTGCAGTCGATAGTATTGATTGTACTATATTTCTTGCGATATCTAATTCTGCAACCGATGTCTGATATGCGGCTAATGCAGTTGCTATTTCAGGTGATCCTGCAGGTAAATTAGCTAACGCTTCTGCATATGCAGATTGAGCTTTAGTAGCTTTCTTGCTGGCTGCTGTAAGTTTTCTAGCGGCTGTTGATAATTCTTTACGTTGTTTTATCAGCGATTCGGCCGCGCCTATTGCAGAAGGTGCAATCTCCCCTAATAGATTAGGTCTTGGGATAATGCTGGGACCTAAAACATTGTTAATCATGGCTGTTAGCGGAGCCCTATTAAATGTGTTGACACCGATGCTAGGTAATTTAACTGTAGAGCCACCACCTGAAGTTAATGATGCGAGTGCTGATTCTACTATAGCTTGTACGCCTGGAGGCAA